ACAATAAATGGGTAGCAATTGCTAATAAAACTACCAATACATTTGAACTGCAAGTTGGTATTAGCACCGCAGGAAATTATACACATACTTATGTTGGTGGAACTGCTACAAATGCTATTAAGAAAGCAAATGGTTGGGTTGGAATTGTAACAGAATCTTTAGTATTTACATGTGCTCAAGACAGTCATAAGACTATTCATACATATCCAAGAACAACTGATCCATTCCATTGGACAGACGGTAAAGTATTGGGTGTTGAAACACGTCCATCTACCACATTATTTACTGTAAATGTTGGTAAATCTCCAAATGGAAGTGGTGGTGCTTTAACGTTTAATATTGGTGCTGCTGGAACAAATTATACCAATCCTAGAATATTTGTTTCTGATCCAAGTTATTCTAGTCTTAATGTTAAAGGAATATCAAGAATAGGTGAAGGAGTTACGAATGAAACTGGAACGGGTCTTTTAATTGATGTTTCGGTTAGTGGTGCTTCTACTGTTGGAGTAGGATCTGATACTTTTGAGGTTAGTAATTATAAAATTGCTAGAAATGGATATGCATTTAGACGTGGAGATATAATTACACCTGTTGGGTTAGTCACTGCTAGAACATTACAAAATGCAGTATCAGAATTACAATTAACTGTTGATGAAATCTATTCAGATTCATTTGGTTTTTGGCAATTTGGTGAAATTGATTTTATTGATTCTATTAAAAAATATCAAGATGGTAAAAGAATAAGATTCCCACTTTATTATAATAACCAATTACTTAGTTTTGAATCATCAGGTACATTTGTTGATCTCCAAAATAATTTATTTATTACCATTAATGGGATAATTCAAAAACCAGGAGAATCATATTTATTTGAAGGTGGTACATCATTTGTGTTTACTACAGCACCAAAAGAAGAAGATAATATTTCAGTATTTTTCTATAGAGGTACAAGAAACCTTGATGATAGATTAGTCACTAATATAAAGAAAACTTTACAGGTAGGTGATAATGTAAGAGTTTACAAGAAAAATGCAGAAACTGAAACTCAGGATGCTAGAACAATTTACGATTTGTCTTATTCTGATAAATTTGAAACTAATGTATACTCTGGCATAGGAGTGGATGATGTTAACTATAGACCTCTTAGTTGGACTAAACAAAAAGTTGAAAGTGTCATTAATGGTGAAATAGCATATAAATCAAGAGATTCTATAGAATCACAAATTTATCCAGTAGCAAAAATAATTGGTAATGTAGATACCTCACAAACTTCAATATTTGTTGATAGTATAGAATTGTTTGAATATGATTCTGCAGTTAATTATGAAGCATTAATGGTTTCTAATAATTCATATCCAGTTGCATCTGCTATAACTGCTACTGTGTCTGCTGCTGGAACCATATCTGGATTGCATATCACTAATGGTGGAAGTAATTATATTACAGCACCTACAATTTCAATTTCTGCACCAACAACACAAATTGGAGTTGGTGTTGGATCAACTGCAACTGCAACATTAGGTATATCTGGAGTTGGAACTGTAAATTCATTTGCAATTACTAATTCTGGATTGGGATATACTATTGCACCACAGATTATTGTTTCAGTTCCTACTCCAACTTTTGAAAATATGGCAGATGTTAATGGTCAAGGTTTCTCTGGAATTATAACTGGTATAACTACAACGACTGTTGGTGTTTCTACTTTAGGATTTAAATTCTTCTTAAGTAAGTCTACTTCTGGATGGACAGGAATGGAAGAAGGAAATCCAATTTATATATTTGATACTAATTTAGGATATGGTGCAACATCAATAGACAGAACAGGAAGTGATTCTGCTGTAGTGGGTGTAGGAACCACCTTCTTAGATAATATATACATTATTGATGGTTTTTCTTATTCTGGAACAACAGGTATTGTTACTACTTTAATTCATAGCAATCCAGTTGGTATTGCTACTTCAATGGGAACACAAACTATTGGTAAGTTCTCTTGGGGTAAATTAACTGGAACTAGATCTACTTCTGCAGTATCAATAGCAGTAACTGGTAATACTGTAGATGTTGGAATAACAACATTCCCAAGTATTCAAAGAAGGGGTACTGGATTGAGAAGTACTGGTGCTCTTCCAAAACTATTATAAATATCTAAAAAACTATTAAGATGCCAGCCATAGTAACAGATCAATTTAGAATATTGAATGCAGGTAATTTTGTAGATTCTGTATTAGATACTAATAATTCATATTATGTATTTCTAGGACTACCCAATCCAGCAACTCCATCTTCAGGTTTTGGAAGAACTGATTCAGTAAGTTCATGGAATACTGATACTTTAAATCCAATTGATAATTTACAATATAATTCACAATATAGAGATACTGCTTTATTTGGTAAAAAAGTAACTAGTGCTAATGTTAGAAGACTTATAAGAAAAGTTTCTTGGAGTTCTAATACTCGTTATGATATGTATCGACATGATTATAGTAATGCAAATCCAGCACCAAATTCCAATTTAAGTAGATTATATGATTCTAATTATTATGTAATAAATACTGATTTTCGAGTATATGTTTGTATAGACAATGGTTCTTCTGGAGATAATCTTAAAGGTAATCCGTCTAAAGATGAACCTACTTTTACTGATTTGGAACCAACAGCAGCTGGAACAAGTGGTGATGGGTATGTTTGGAAATATCTATTTTCAGTTTCTCCAAGTGATATTATAAAATTTGATTCTACTGAATATGTTGTTGTTCCTAATGAATGGCAGACCTCAACAGATAATCAAATTCAAAATGTTAGAGAAGCAGGTAATTCTGATATTAATTTAAATCAAATTAAAAAAATATATATTGCTGATGGTGGAGCAAATTATAAAGATGGGGTAGTTGATATATTAGGAGATGGAACTGGAGGTAAAGTATCAATAACTGTAGCTCCAGGATCAGGGACAATAACTAGTGCTGTAGTAGTTTCTGGTGGAAGTGGTTATACTTTTGGAGTGGTTGATTTAGGAAATTTACAACCTGATGGTTCTATTCCAAGTCCAGCAAAATTAATACCTATTATTCCACCTTCTAAAGGACATGGATATAATATTTACACTGAATTGGGTACAGATAAAGTATTAGTATATGCAAGATTTGATGATTCTAGTAAAGATTTTCCAATAGATACAAAATTTTGTCAAGTAGGAATTTTGAAAAATCCAAATCAATATACTTCAGATAGTATTTTTACTGGAAGTGATTATTCTTCTTTATTTTCTTTAAAAATATCTTCAACTACTTCAGATCCTACTGTTGGAACTAAAATAGAACAATCAAATTCTTCAGGAACCGCTAAGGGTTATGTTGCATCATATGATAGTGAAACTAAAGTTTTAAAGTATTTTCAAGATAGATCTTTATATTTTGGTAATACAATAGATCAACTAGATAGGAATGATGTTACTTCAGTTTCTAAAGTAATATCATTTGCAAGTCCTGCAGATGATACAGGTGCAGGTAATATTAGTCCTTTTACTAGTTCTATAGATAGTGGATTTAGTGGAATAAAAACTACAGTTAATTCTAAAGATATAAATTTAGGAGTTGTTTTTACAAATGGACTAGCAAATCCAGAGATAAATAAAAAGACAGGTGAAGTAATTTATATTAACAATAGACCTCTAGTACAAAGAGATTCTAGGCAAAAAGAAGACATTAAAATCATCTTGGAATTCTAAAGAAAATGACACAAAAAACAAATTTAAATATTAGTCCTTACTATGATGATTTTGATTCTCAAAAAAATTTTTATAAAGTATTATTTAAACCAGGATCTCCTGTACAGGCAAGAGAACTAACATCTTTACAATCTGTACTTCAAGGTCAAATACAGTCCTTTGGATCCCATATGTTCAAGGAAGGGAGTGTAATTATTCCTGGTGGTATTTCTTATGATGGACAATTTTACGCAGTAAAATTAAATTCTTCAAATTCTGGAGTTGATATTTCATTATATCTTAAGGATTTTGTAGGAAAGAAAATAACAGGTCAAGTATCTGGAACTACAGCAAGAATTCAACATGTAGAATTTATAGATGGTATTAATGTTGACGATATAACAATATATGTAAAATACATAGATTCTGATAATAATTTTACGTTTAACCAATTTCAAGATGGGGAATCTTTAAGTGCTACTGAAAATGTAGAATATGGAAATACTACAATTGTTGCAGGAACACCTTTTGCATCTTTAATATCATCTAATGCAACATCTATAGGTTCTGCTGCATCTATTAGTAGTGGAATATATTTTGTTAGAGGTTATTTTGTAAATGTCACAGAAGAAACTATAATTTTAGACAATTATACCAATACTCCATCTTATAGAGTTGGTTTAAAGGTTGATGAAACAATTGTTAGTGCAAAAGAAGATGAATCTTTATATGATAATGCTAAAGGATTTACTAATTATGCTGCTCCTGGTGCAGATAGATTTAAAATAGGTTTATCACTTACCAAAAAATTAATAACTGATACTAATGATGTTGATTTTATTGAACTTTTAAGAGTTAAAGACGGTAAGATACAAAAACTCAATACAAAAACGCAATATAATATAATTCGTGATTATTTGGCAGAAAGAACTTATGATGAGTCTGGAGATTATTCTGTAAAACCATTTAATCCATCAATACATAATTCATTAAACGATAGGTTAGGTAATAATGGTATATATTTTGATAATGAAAAAACAGAACAAGGAAATAAACCTTCTGATGATTTAATGTCTGTTAAAATATCTCCAGGAAAAGCATATGTAAGGGGATATGATATCGAAAAACCAGGAACAACAATTATTGATGTAGATAAACCAAGAGATACAGAATCATTATCTAATGTAGTCATTCCATTTAATATGGGAAATCGACTACAAGTTAATAATGTGCTCGGAACACCAAAACAAAGACAATCTGTAAGATTATATAATAGAGTAAAAGGAGATGGAGGTGCTCAAATTGGCCAAGCAAGAGTATATACATTTAATCTCACTGATTCTAAGTATGTAGATTCATCCACAAAATATGATTTAAGGTTGTATGATGTTCAGACATGGACTAAAATAACTTTAAACCAAAGTGTTGATGCTGATGATATTCCTGAAACTGCTTTTGTAGAAGGTAAAAGTAGTGGTTCTACTGGTTTTGCAGTTTATGCTGGTGGCAATTCTCAATATATTTACTTGAGAGAAACTTCTGGTAATTTTTCTAAAGGAGAGGGTTTAAAAGTTAATGGAGTAGACTTATCAAGAATAGTTAAAGAATTTGTTGCATATGGAACTCGAAATATAAAATCAGTAGAACAAAGTGGACATACAGGATATCCTGAGTTTAGTGCAGATACAGTTCTACAAAGATTTAGAATGCGTGGAACAAATCAAATAACAATTCCAACTTTAGCTTCTAATAAAACTTCATTTATTTGTACTTCTACTTCACAACCATTCAGTGGTATAACAACAGATACAATTATTTCATATTCTCGACCTGGATTTAGTGTAGATACTTTTAATAGAGTAAGTAATATTTCTTCTGATGGAACAACAATTACATTAGACAATATTGGTATTGCTGTCACTAATGTTTTTAATAATGCATTACCAACTACTAGTGATGTAAATGGTACTGTTCCAGTATCTTTTGATGCATTTGCCATGGCACCTAACATACAAAGTGGTGGTGGATTATATGCACCTTTAGGAAATTCTAATATATCTTCAATAGATCTTACTGGAGCAACATTAACTATTTCTGAACAAATAGTTAATGAAGATACTAGTAGTACTGGTGAACTTGAAATTGATCTTGCAGCAGTAGGAATAACTAGTGCTGCATATGAAACTTTCGATCAAGAAAGGTATTCTGTAACTTATGAAGATACAGGAGCTCAAGCTCCTATAGATAGTGATCAATTCAATATTACCAATAATAGAGTAACTATTAATGGTTTACGTACAGGTCAATCAAATAATCTTGTAGTAGATACTACACTTATTAAATATGGTGTTGAAAGTAAGATAAAACAATATAATAGAAGTGCATCTGTTGTAATTTCAAGATCCAAATATAAACAATCTGGGGTAGGAGTTAATACTTCATTAAATGATGGATTAACTCATAGCATTTATTATGGTTTAAGGGTTCAAGATAAAGAAATATCTTTAAATTATCCTGATGTATCAAAAGTAGTATCTGTTTATGAATCATTAGATAATTCAAATCCAACATTAGATAAGATTCAATTTACATCAACTGCTAGTGTTCATACTAATGCTATAATTGGAGAACATATAATAGGTAATACAAGCAAAGCATTAGCAAGGGTTGTTTCATCACCATCAGTAAATAATTTAGAAGTTGTTTATTTAACTAGTGATAAATTATCTTCAGGAGAATCTGTAGTATTTGATGAGTCTAAATTAAATACTGAAGTTGAATTAATTACTTTAGGTAATTATAAAAATATAACCGAATCATTTACTGTAGATAAAGGGCAAAAAGATGAATATTATGATTATTCAAGAATTGTTAGAAGGGATTCATCTAAAGAACCATCTAAAAGATTATTAGTTGTATTTGATTATTATTCAGTGCCATCTAATGATGAGGGGGATGTATTCACTGTTCTTAGTTATGATAAAGAAAGATATTTGGAAGATATTCCAACTATTGGAAGATATGGTATAAGAGCATCTGATACTCTTGATTTTAGACCTAGAGTTGCTGTATTTGATCCTGCAACTGAATCGAAATCTCCATTTGATTTTAGTGCTAGAAATTTTGGAGATACTCCAAAATATCTATTATTATCTAATGAAGGTTCTATGGTAGGTTATGATTATTATTTACCTAGAATTGATAAATTATATCTAGATAAATTAGGTGAATTTATTTTAGAAAAAGGTATATCTTCAAAATATCCTAAACCACCTGTGAAAAATGATGCATTAATGCAAGTTGCAACAATTAATTTGCCTCCATATTTGTATCATCCAAGAAATGCATCTATATCTTTAATTGATAATAGAAGATATACCATGAGAGATATTGGTAATATTGAAGATAGAGTAGAAAATTTAGAACAAGTAACAACATTATCATTACTTGAATTAGATACTCAAGTTCTTCAAATTCAAGATGCTGATGGAAGAAATAGATTTAAAAGTGGATTTTTTGTTGATTCCTTTAAAGATTATTCTTTAATAGATTCTAATTTGTCTGCAGTGCAGGTAAACACAAGATTAAATGAATTGGTTCCTATTACTAGTAGAAATAGTATTGCATCACAATTAGCAACTCTTGATGCATCTACTCCACAAACTCAAGATTTTAATGATAATTTCCCAACTTTAGATCCCAATATACAAAAAACTGGAGATGCAATAACTTTAAAATATGAAGAAATTGATTGGTTAGAACAACCAATGGCAACAACAAGTGAAAATGTTAACCCATTTCATGTTGTTGTATATAATGGAAATATTGAACTAAATCCACAGTCTGATAGTTGGGTTAGAACTATTCAATTACCAGATAATAATATTAGAATTACTAATTCTCAAAGTTTATCTCAAAATCTTACTAGCTCAATATCTTTGGATTTAGGAGAACTCAATACTATAGCTATTAATAGAACGAATCAAAGGGTAGCAGATGGTCAACTAGCAGGAACATCTACTTCAGAAATAACGGGTCTTGGGGAAACTAGATCTATGTTAAGAGAAGCAACTAGTAGTAATGTTTCTAGTAGTACATTACAATTTAATGTTGATGATGTTAATACTAGAAATGTTTTAGTAGCATCTAGTGATGAAGAATTTATGCGATCAAGAAATACTCAATTTATCGCATCAAATCTTAAAGCATCCACAAGATATTATCAATTCCTTGATGGTAGAAGTGATGTTGATTTTATACCAAAATTAGTTGAAATTGCTACAGATTCAACTTTAAATACTGCTGGTGCTTCTGATGCATTTGTTGTAGGAGAAACTGTTACAGGTGAAGTTGATGGTGTAGAATTAATTAAATTTAGAGTTTGTAGTCCTAGACATAAATTTGGACCATTTAATAATCCAACATCAATATACAATATTAATCCATATGACAGAAATGAATCTATTTCTGAAAATTACAGTTCATCATCTAAAATTCTTAATATTGATACAAAATCATTATCTGTAGAAGCACAAGGATTATATTCTGGATATTTAACCACAGGTATGAAATTAATTGGAGAAAATGGTGCAGAAGCTTATGTAAAAGATTTGAGATTATTGAGTGATAACTATGGTGATTTAATAGGTTCATTCTTCTTAAGAGATCCAAATTTACGTCCAGTTCCTTCAGTAAGAGTAGAAACTGGTACTAAAAATTTCAAATTAACATCAAGTCCTACAAATGAACGTGGTGCTCCTGGAAGTGATGAAATTTCTTTTGGACAACGAAGATATAGTTCTACTGGAACATTAAATCAATGGGAAAATACAGTAACAACTACGTCTAATGAAACTATTATTGAAACAAATTTATTTACAGATGCAAGTGCTAGTTTCAATCTAAATGAAACTGATCTTGATGTATTAGATACTGAATATTATGATCCTTTAGCACAAACATTCATAGTTGGTGGTGAGGTTGAAGCACCATCTGATATTGATTTAAGTGATGATGTAAATGGTGTATTTTTAACATCTGTTGATCTGTATTTCCATACCATAGATAGTGGAAATGCTCCTGTTAGAATTCAGATAAGAACAGTTGAATTAGGATTTCCTACTTTAAATACTATTGGAAAAACTGTTACATTAAGACCTACAACAACAGATGTTAATGGAAATGTTATAACCAATATACAAACATCCGATGATGGATCCGTTGCAACTAATATAAAATTCCCAGAACCAATTTATTTGGCACCAGGTAGAGAATATGCAGTGGTAGTAATTTCTGCAAATAGTGATGAATATAGATTATGGACTGCTATAATGGGTGAAAAATCTGTAGTACCAACGTCTATTCCACCTACTGATAATGCGTCATCTGCAATATATGAAAGACAATTTGCACTTGGTAGTCTATTTAAATCACAAAATGGTTCTATATGGACACCAAATCAATATCAAGATATGAAGTTTAAATTATATAAAGCAAACTTTAATGAAGAAACAGGAACAGCATATTTTTATAATCCAGATTTAAATAGAAGTAATGGATATATTCCAACATTGGGATTGGATCCAATAAGAACATTAACGAAAACTGCTACCATTGGTATTAGTTCTATTCCTGGTGGTGATTCATTAGTTGGAATATTAACAGTTGGAAGAAAACTTGCTGGTGTTTTAGGATATCCTGGTGATAAAGGTGGATCTGCTACTATTGTTGGTAGAGGAAGTTCAGTATCATCTATATCCATCACTGAAGGGGGATTAAATTATATAACTGATAGTTCTGTAGAAACATTTAACTATGTTGGTAGTGGTTCTGGATTAAAATTAAATATATTGAATGTAGATTCAAATGGATCTATTGATACATTAACATTTACATCTGTTAAGGGTGAACGTGGAACTGGATATCAGCTTGGAGATGTTATTGGTATTAAAACCAGCAGTGTTGGAGGAGTATCTACATCACAATATGGACAAGGTAGTGGTGCTAAAATTACTCTTTCAGGAATATCAAGTGATATAGACACTTTATTTGTAGAAAATATAATAGGTGAAACGGGTGGATCTGGAAAAGAGTTTGCTGTAGGAGCAGGACTAAGTTATTATAATAATTCAGGTGCTTTGGCTGGATTAACTACTTTTACAATACTATCATCTAATTCAACTGGAGGAGAACATTCTGGAAATTATATTAAAGTATCACATTTTAATCATGGAATGTATTCTAATACTAATAAGGTTGTATTGAGTGATATTGAATCTAGTGTAGCACCAACTACATTGAATGCATCTTTGAGTAATACAGAAACTACTAATATAACTGTAGCGAGTATTACTAACTTTAGTACTTTTGAAGGACAATCTGTATCTGGAACTAATCCAGGATATGTTAAAATAGGGAGTGAAATTATTTCATATACTTCTGCTAGTGGTAGTACTCTTACAATAGGTTCTAGAGGTATTGATTCTACTGTTGTAACAAGCCATGACAATAAACAATTAGTATCTAAGTATGAACTAAATGGAGTTTCCTTAAGAAGAATTAATACTATAGAACACAATATTGCTGATCCTATTGGTCTTGATGATTATCATATAGCAATTGATATGACAGCAAATGGTGTAAATAGAAGTGTTGATGGAACTCCTGCAGGATTTCCTAGACTTCAATTCTCTAATGAATCCTCTACTGGTGGTTCTAGAGTTAGAGCAACGGAAAATATCGCATACACAACAATAACACCTTATTATAATATTATAACACCTGGATCATTAACTTCTGTAAATGGAACAATTAGAACTGTTTCAGGTACAAGTGCATCTGGTTCAGAATCTTCATTTAATGATGTTGGATATGAACCAATTGCATTGAATGTTCCAAATACTTTAACTTCAACTAGAATTGTATGTTCTTCAGTTAATGAGAATGAATATTTGAGTGGTTTACCAAGAAATAAATCACTTACCACTGGAATAAACTTTAAAACTTCAAATAATAATTTATCTCCAATATTATATCTAGATGGTGCATTTTCAGAATTAAGAATTAGTCGTTTAGATAAACCTATAGTAGATTATTCTACTGATGGTAGAGTTAACTCAATTCTGGATGACCCACATTCTGCAGTTTATGTTTCTAATGTAGTAGATTTAAAAAATCCAGCAACATCTATCAAAGTTCTTTTATCTGCTTATCGACACTCTTCTGCAGATTTTAGGGTTCTCTATAGTCTCATAAGACCAGATTCTTCTGAAGTTGAACAATCATTTGAATTATTCCCTGGATATGATAATTTAACCTTTACCAATGAATTTGGACTTAAAGTAGTAGATGAATCTAAGAATAGTGGTTTACCTGATACTTTTGTTTCTGCTAGTTTGGAAAATCAATTTTTAGAATATGAGTTTACAGTAAATGATTTAGATTTATTTGTTGGGTATGCAATTAAAATTGTAATGTCTGGTACAAGTCAAGCACATCCACCAAGAATAAAAGAGTTGAGAAGTATAGCACTGAGATGATAAAGGTAGAAGGTCATCCACATCTATACAGAGATGAAAAAAGTGGTGCGATAGTTAATTGCGATTCTATATCATATAATCAATATGTTAATTCTTTACGTCAAAAAGAATTGCAAAAAAATGAATTGGATAAAATGAAAGATGATATTAATGAGATTAAATCCTTATTAAAAAAATTGACGATGGGTAATAATATAAATATCTAAAGATAATAGTATTTGCTTGAATAATGGCAGTATATGTTTCTAATATTACAATTGAGCAAGGTTATGATTTTGATACTTCTTTTCAACTAGAGGATACCAGAACTAATGAACCATTATACTTAGTTGGAGCTGCTTGTACAGCACAACTTAGGAAATCATACACCAGTTCTACTGCAGTTGCCTTTGCAGCTACAGTATCTGATGCTGAAAATGGACTTATTTCTATAACAATGACGGCAGCAAAAACCGTATCATTGAAACCAGGAAGATATGTATATGATGTGAAAATAGTTAATGCTGGAAAAGATTATAAAGCTGTTGAAGGATCAGCATTAGTACGAGCCGGAGTAACTAGGTAATGCCAACGATAAACGATAGAATTGGATCTCAAAATGTAATTCGTGTATTATCCAATGCATCTGCACCACCAACAAGAATAGTAAATTTAACTGACGTTGATACTACACGTTCTGCTGAAGATGGAATGATACTCGTATGGGATAATACCCAAGAGACATTCTACATGACGGATGTTCTAGATGCTTATGGATATCAATTTACGGCTGGACCAGATGCTAGTGGAATAACAACATTCACTGGAACAACAAATTCAATAAGTGTAACCACTGGTTCTGTAACTTTTGCTGGTGGCATAGGAGTAGGAAAGAATTTAAATTTAGGTGGACAGTTAGCAGTTACAGGAATATCTACGTTTTCCAATACTGTTGATGTTAATGCAGATGTTGATATATTAAGAGGGTTAAATGTTTCTGGAATCTCAAGTGTACAGTCACTTAGCATTGGATCCACACAAGTAATTAGTAGTGCGAGAGAACTTCAAAATATTTCATCACTTGATGCAACAACTACAGCAACAATTGAAGCTGCTATTAAAGTTGCACCAAATACATTTACAGATTTAAAAATTACTGGTGTTTCTACCTTTATTGGTATTGCTACATTTGGTGGTGGAATCGCAGTTCAGGCAGGAGTATCTACTTTTAGTGCTCTTGTAGATGTTAATAATCGTCTTGATGTAATAGGTGGTGCTAATGTAGATCAATTAAATCTAACTGGTGTTTCTACATTTGCGAGTGCTGTAGATATTAATGCTGGTTTAGATGTTGATGGGCAAGCAGATTTAGATGAGGTGGTTGTTGCTGGTGTAGCGACATTTAGCAATACTGTTGATATAGATGGTGCAATAGATGCTGATGGTGGTGCTAATATTTTTGGTGGATTAACACTAGATCAGTTAAATGTAACTGGTGTTTCTACATTCGGTGATGACGTATCATTCACTGCTGGTGGATTAGATGTCACTGGAATTATAACTGCTACTCAATTAGATATAGGCACTGGTGGTGTTGATATTGATGGAGAAACCCAATTAGATGAATTAGTTGTTGCTGGTGTGGCAACATTCTCTGCTCTTGCAGATGTTAATAATCGTCTTGATGTAACAGGTGGTGCTAATATAGATCAGTTAAATGTCACTGGCATTTCTTCATTCACACAGCTTGATGTAAGTACAGGTGGATTAGATGTAGATGGACAAACTGATTTAGATGAATTAGTTGTTGCTGGTGTTTCTACATTTCAAAGTGATGTAGTTATTGTTGGTGATTCAGCAAATGTTCAATGGGATAAAAGTCAAAATTCTTTAGAGTTTAGTGATAGCGGATATGCAACATTTGGTGATGGTAGAGATTTACAAATCTATCATGATTCAAATAATAGTTATCTGGATAATAATACTGGAAGTCTTTATCTTAGAAGTGTTAGTGGAACTGGTGGAGGAATTTATTTAGATCCAACCAGTGGAGAAAGGGGATTAGTTGTTTCTCCTAATGGTGCGGTAGAAGCATATTGGAATAATTTAAAACGTTTTGAAACATCAGGAATTGGTATAACAGTAACAGGACAATTAGATAGTACTACTTTAAATGTCTCTGGTGTTTCTACATTTGCGAGTGCTGTAGATATTAATGCTAGTTTAGATGTTGATGGAACAACTGATTTAGATGTTCTCAATGTTGCCGAAACTGCTACGTTCTCTGCTCTTGTAGATGCCAATGCAGGTGCTAATATTGTTGGTGGATTAACATTAGATCAGATAAATGTAACTGGTGTTTCTACATTCGGTGATGATTCTATAATAACTGCTGGTGGATTATCTGTTACAGGAATTATAACTGCTACTGAACTAGATATTGGTACTGGTGGTATTGATGTTGATGGACAGACTGATTTAGATGAAGTTGTCGTTGCTGGTGCTGCCACATTCAGTAGTACTGTGACAGTATCTGGTAATTTAGATGTTGCTGATACAATATATCACACAGGAGATTCAAATACAAAAATAAGATTTCCTGCCAATGATACAATTTCTTTCCATACTAGTGGAAATGAAGCACTTCGTATAAATTCCAGTCAAAATGTTAATTTCTTAGGAAATCTTATTAATGTTAATGCTACTGGTATTTCTTCATTCGTACAACTTGATGTAAACACTGGTGGATTAGATGTTGATGGACAGACTGATTTGGATGAATTAGTTGTTGCTGGAATAGCAACATTCTCAACAGATGTAAATATTACGGGACTGCTTACAGCAGGAGCGATTGATGGAGGCTCATTCTAATGTCAAAACCAGCAAGTAGACAAGAATTAATTGATTATTCTTTAAGAAGGTTAGGAGAACCTGTAGTTGAGATTAATGTTGCTGATGAGCAAATAGATGATTTAGTAGATGATGCTCTTCAATATTTCCAAGAACGTCATTTTGATGGTGTGGAAAGAATGTATTTAAAATATAAACTTACTGAAGATGATATTAATAGGGGAAAGGCAACAAATGAAACTGGAAGTTCTAATACATTAGGAATTACTACAACATCAGGTATTTCAACTACTGTTAGTGGTATGTCTGATATGACTAATAGTTTTTATGAGACATCTAATTTTATACAAGTTCCAGATTCGGTAATTGGTATAGAAAAAATATTTAAATTTGATAGTAGTACTATTTCAGGTGGAATGTTTAGTATAAAATATCAATTATTTTTGAATGATTTGTATCAATTTAATTCTGTTAATTTGTTGCAGTATTCAATGACAAAAACTTATCTTGAGGATATTGATTTTCTATTAACTACAGATAAACAACTAAGATTTAATAAAAGACAAGGAAGATTATATATTGATATGGATTGGGGTTCTGAAACAAAAGATACTTATTTGATTATTGATTGTTATAGGATTTTAGATCCTAATACATTTACTGGTGTTTATAATGATAGTTTCCTTAAAAAATATTTAACATCACTCATAAAACGTCAGTGGGGACAAAATCTACTTAAATTTAGAGGAACTAGACTTCCAGGTGGTGTTGAACTTAATGGTAGAGAATTGTATGAAGACGCTGAGAGAGAACTTGATGATATCAAACAAAGAATGACTCAAGAATATGAATTACCACCATATGACTTTATTGGATAATTATGGCATTAAATTCATATTTTTTACAAGGATCAACTGGTGAACAAGATCTTGTTCAACAATTAGTTAACGAGCAAATCCAAATATACGGCACTGATGTATATTATCTTCCTAGAAAGATATTTAAAACAGATAATATTATAAAAGAAGTTCAATCATCAAAGTTTGATGATAGTTTTATCTTAGAAGCATATTTGAATAATTATGATGGATATGCTCCTGATAGTGATGTAATGACTAAATTTGGATTAAGATTGAAGAATGAAATAAATCTTACAATATCTAGAGAAAGGTTTGAAGATTTTATTGCACCCTTTCTTGAAGGTATATCATCTGGTATTAGAGAAGGTAGAATTACTGATTATACATTTGGTGATTTAGTCAGTAGACCAAAAGAAGGAGATTTAATATATTTTCCACTTGGTGAAAGATTGTTTGAAATAAAAAGGGTAGAGTTTGAAAAACCATTCTATCAATTAGGTAAACTTTATACTTATGATTTAAGTTGTGAATTATTTGAATATGAAAATGAACTTATTGATACTAGTATTGATGAGGTTGATGATACTGTAGGTGATGAAGGATATATTTCAACTATTAATTTAGTTGGACTTGGAATTACAGCCACTGCAACTGCAAGTATAGGAACTGGGTGTATTAGAGAAATTATTCTTAGTAATGATGGGTCTGGATATACTTCTACTCCTAATGTTGTCATTTCAGCAGCACCAACAGATGGATATAGTGCAAGTGCTGTTGCAATTACTACGACTGTTAATAATGTCACTTCTATTTTAAGACTAGAAATGACAAATGCTGGTTATGGATATACAGTTCCACCAACAATATCCTTTAGTGGTGGTGGTGGAACAGGAGCAATTGCTACTTGCTCAATCTCAACTACCTCTGGCATATATCAAGTTAATTTAAATACAGTTGGTGATGGATATGCTAATGTTGCCCTTACAACGGTTACAACACCACCTACAGGAATTAATACATCAGTATTATCTCCAGTTATTGATACAAGTAATACAGGAATAAGCACTATACGTATAACTAATTCTGGTATGGGATACACTGTTGCCCCATCAATTGCGTTTAATAGTCCATATTCAGGAATTGGTACTTATGTTTATAATGAAACGGTTACAGGGCAATCTTCTGGGGTTACAGCAAAGGTTAGAGACTTTAAGAAAGATTATGATACAGATAAGATTGATCCTCCTACATATTTACGTGTATCACTAAATACTGGTAAATTCTATAGTGGTGAAGTTATTGTTGGTTCAGCATCTTCAGCACAATATATAATTGAAAGTCATGACCTTGATAGTTATGATCAAGCATTTGATTCTAATGAAGATATAGAAACAGAAGCAGATACATTACTTGATTTTTCAGAATCAAACCCATTTGGACAATACTAATGTTAGGAACTTATTATTACCACGAAATTTTAAGAAAAACCATTATTTCTTTTGGTACTTTATTTAATAATATTAATATTAAACATAAAAAAAGTGATGGTACTATTCTTGATGATATTAAAGTTGGTCTTTCTTATGGACCTCAACAAAAATATTTGGCAAAGATACAGGAACAAGCTGAGTTATCAAAATCAGTTGCTATAACTTTACCTAGAATGTCTTTTGAAATGAACAATATACAATATGATCCTGCAAGAAAAGTTGGTGTAACTCAGACATTTAAAGTAAATGATACATCTGATGATAAGATGAAAAAAGTTTTTATGCCAGTTCCTTACAATATTGGATTTGAATTAAATATTTTTAGTAAATTAAATGATGATGCATTACAGATTATTGAGCAGATATTACCATATTTTCAACCTTCATTTACTTTAACTGTAGATTTAGTATCTGCTATTGGGGAGAAAAGAGATATTCCTGTTGTATTAGATAATATATCATTTCAAGATGATTATGAAGGAAGTTTTGAAGTTAGAAGAGCATTAATATATACTTTAAATTTTACAGCAAAAACATATCTATTTGGACCAATCGCACAAACATCTGACGGACTTATTAAAAAAGTTATTGTGGATCAATATGCAGGTACTGATACTTCTACAGCTAAACGTGAAAGAAGATATAGTGTAGTTCCTGATCCAATTACTGCTGGACCAGAAGATGACTTTGGATTTAGTGAAACTTGGACTGATTTTAGTGATGGTAAAACTTATAGTCCAACATTACAGAAAGATACTTAATTATTATGTCTAATTATGATTCTATAGATGAAGCACTTAATACTACAAGTAGTATTGAAGTATCGGATACTCCTGAAGGTGGATGTATTAAGAGAAAGGATGCTCTTAAGAATGTCACTAATGATGTTGATCAAGACTATGATTATACTCGTGCAAATCTTTATTCATTAATTGAAAAGGGACAAGAATCTCTTAATGGTATAATGGAATTGGCAGGTGAAAGTGCAAGTCCGAGAGCATATGAAGTTGCAGGTCAGATTATTAAATCAGTTGCTGATACTACTGATAAATTAATGGAACTTCAAAAGAAAGTTAAAGAGATTGATGAAGATAAAGGAAAACCAACACAAGTTACTAATAATGCTTTGTTTGTAGGTTCAACAACTGAATTATCAAAAATTTTAAAAGAACAAGGATTACTTAATAATAAAAATAAATTATAAATTATGCCTAGCAATGATGTATATCTTGGTAATCCCAATCTAAAAAAAGCAAATACTCCAATTGAATTTAGTGAAGATAATATTCTTGAATTTTTAAAATGTAAGGAAGATCCAGTATATTTTGCCAAGAATTATATGAAGATTGTTTCTCTTGATGAGGGACTCGTTCAATTTAAACCATATGATTTCCAAGAGAAATTAATAGAAAGATTTCATGATAATAGATTTAATATTTGTAAGATGCCTCGTCAGACTGGTAAATCTACTACGTCTGTAGCCTATCTTTTACATTATTGTGTTTTTAATGATAGTGTGAATATTGGTATTCTTGCAAACAAAGCAGCGACTGCTAGAGACTTACTGGGTAGATTACAGACTGCTTATGAGAATCTTCCTAAGTGGATGCAGCAAGGTATTATATCTTGGAATAAAGGATCATTAGAATTAGAAAACGGATCAAAAATATTAGCAGCATCTACATCTGCTAGTGCGGTTCGTGGTATGTCGTTTAACATACTATTCCTTGATGAGTTTGCATTCGTTCCAAATCATATTGCAGAAGATTTCTTTAGTTCTGTTTATCCTACTATTACTTCTGGTAAAACAACAAAAGTAATAATGGTTTCAACTCCGCATGGGATGAATCATTTTTATAGGTATTGGCACGATGCTGAAAGAAGTAAGAATGAATATGTTCCTACTGACGTTCATTGGTCTCAAGTTCCAGGTAGAGATGCTGCATGGAAGGCACAAACTATTGCAAATACTTCAGAGCAACAATTTAAGATTGAATTTGAATGTGAATTCTTAGGTTCTGTTAATACTCTTATTAGTCCAGCTAAACTTAAAAATCTTGTATATGAAGAACCATTAAAGAGAAATGCTGGACTTGATATTTTTGAAAATCCAATAAAAGAGCATAATTATATAATTACAGTGGACGTGGCAAGAGGATTAGGTAACGACTACTCTGCTTTTATAGTTTTTGATACTACAGAATTTCCATATAAGGTAGTTGCAAAGTATAGAAATAATGAAATTAAACCTATGCTATTTCCAAATATTATACTTGACATTGCTAAAGCATATAATCAAGCGTATTTGTTGATAGAAGTAAATGATATAGGTGATCAAGTAGCAAGTATTCTTCAATATGATTTAGAATATGAAAATCTTTTGATGGCTTCTATGAGAGGTAGAAATGGACAGATAGTTGGTCAAGGATTCTCTGGCAAAAAGACTCAACTTGGTGTAAGGATGACGGCAGCAGTTAAGAAGTTGGGTTGTTCTAATTTGAAAACTATGCTTGAGGATGATAAATTACTTACTGTTGATTATGATATTATTTCAGAATTAACTACTTTTGCACAAAAACATAATTCGTTTGAGGCAGAAGAGGGATGTAATGATGACCTAGCAATGTGTCTTGTCATATTTGCATGGTTAGTTGCACAGGATTATTTTAAAGAGATGTCAGATAATGACATTAGAAAAAGAATTTATGAAGAACAAAAAAATCAAATAGAACAAGATATGGCACCATTTGGATTTATTTCAGATGGATTTGAAGATGATAGTTTTGTTGATGAGGGTGGAGATAGATGGCATACTGATGAATATGGTGATCGTTCTTATATGTGGGATTATAGATAATGTCTGGTTATACTAAAGAAATGATCAAGGAGATG